CTGAAGAAGATCAACAGAACGCGACTCCTTTACCTAAAAACATCGTAGAAGAAATTGATAAAGATGACTTAGAGTCTTATTCTAAGGAAGCAAAACAACGTCTTTTGCAGATGAAGAAGTTAATTAATGACGAACGCAGAGAAAAAGAGCAGGCTTTGCGTGAACAACAGGAAGCAATTCGTGTTGCTCAAGCTATTATTAACGAAAATAAAGATTTAAAAGGACGTTTATCTAACGGCGAAAAAGTTTACTTAGATACCGCAAAAGAAAACGTTAATCGTGAAATTGATGAGGCCAAAAGAGCATATAAAGAAGCTTATGACTCAGGTGATTCAGAAAGATTGGTAGAAGCGCAGGAAAAACTGACGGAAGTTAAGCTAAAATCCAATCAAATCAGTAACTACCGGCCTCAATATGATGAAAATACTTTACAAAATCAACAGAATCAGGTACAAATACCTCAACAGCAGCCACAACCTCAACGCTTAGACTCAAAAACTCAAGCGTGGCTTGACAAAAACAAGTGGTATGGGGCTGATGATGATATGAGTTTTCTTGCATTAAGTGTTCATAAAAGACTAGAGAGGGAAGGGGTCCCAACCGGCTCCGATCACTACTGGAATTCCATTGACACTGAAATAAGAAAACGATTCCCGGAGAAATTCGAGGAAAATGCCGAGATCAAAGACTCTGCAAGAAGAAGCACTGTAGTTGCGCCTGCGACTAGATCTACTTCTCCCAAACGGATAAAGTTGACTAATACTCAAATGGCATTGGTAAAGAAACTTAAAGTTTCTCCCGAACAATATTACAGTGAAATTCTAAAATTGGAGAATTAAAATGGCTGAAAACAGAACACCGCGTGAAATAGCAACTCGTCTTCAGGTAGAACGTCCGAAAGAATGGGCCCCACCTGAATTACTGCCGGAACCAGACCCACAAGAAGGGTATAAGTTTCGTTGGATCCGAGTAGCTACTCTAAACAATGCCGATCCAAGAAACCTTTCAGCAAAACTGAGAGAAGGATTTGAACCGGTAACATGCGAAGAGCAGCCCAAGTATAAACTATTGGCTGATCCCAATAGTCGTTTTAAAGATAATATCGAAATAGGTGGATTGTTACTTTGCAAGATTCCAACGGAGTTTGTTAGTGCTCGATTTGCTTATGAGGCAAAAGAGACAAAAGCTCAAGCGGAAGCTGTAGATAATAATCTAATGCGTCAAAGCGATCCTAGAATGCCAATCTTCCAAGAACGGAAATCTACGGTGAGTTTTGGCAAAGGTGCTTAATTTAATTTAGGAGTTCTTAAATGGCTTATCCAGTTATTTCAGCCCCTTACGGGCTAAAGCCAATCAACTTGATTGGAGGTCAGGTATTCGCGGGTTCTACTCGTGATTATCCGATTACTAACGCTTATGCTACGAATATCTTCTACGGTGACTATGTTGGTCTGTCCCGCGGGGAGATTGTACGTCTGTCGGTTTCAACCGGCACGGCTGGCAATCAAACGGGCATTTTCTTGGGGTGTCGTTTTACTAACCCCCTTACCAAACAATTAACTTTCTCGCAATATTGGCCAGCCTCAACGGCAGCCGGTGATGCAGTAGCTATTGTTTCCGATGATCCCGATTTGGTTTACAGGGGCGCTGTGTGTTCGGCAACTACTGTAATCGCTTCTGGTGCTCGCGCTATGATTGGTCAGAACTTGGCTATGGTTAACAACGCTGGCAATACCATCTCAGGGGATTCAAAGAATGCCATTTTGGCACCTTCTGCAACCCCAGCTACTACGTCTTCCTTGCCTGTGCGCGTACTCGGTTTAGTTCCCGATACCGCTGTTAGTTTGGGCAATGCAACGTATACCAGCATTTCCACTGCCACTGTAACTTGTTCGGCTCTGCCGTACGCGTTGCCGGTTGGTACGGATGTTGGTTCGTTAGATTCTAACGGTAACTTTGTTTCTGCAGGCTCATTTGTTGCTACCGCTGCTGCTGCTGGCGCAACATCCTTTGTTTTGAACCAAGCCCCTAATGCTACGTTAAACAGCACCATCGTGTTTACGCAGTATCCGGAGATTTTGGTCAAAATTAACTTCGGTCAGCATCAGTATTATGCTGGCACAAGCATAGCTTAAGGAGACATTTAAATGGCTATTTCACGCGCACAACTATTAAAAGAACTGCTTCCGGGGCTTAATGCATTGTTTGGCCTTGAGTACGCTCGTTATGGTGAAGAACATAAAGAAATTTATGAGATCGAATCTTCAGAGCGTTCATTTGAAGAAGAGACGAAGTTGTCTGGTTTCTCTGCCGCTCCTGTCAAAAACGAGGGCTCTGCCATCGCTTACGACAACGGTCAAGAAGCATGGACTGCTCGTTACAACCACGAAACCATCGCCCTCGGTTTCTCCCTCACGGAAGAAGCTATCGAAGACAACTTGTATGATTCGTTGTCTGCTCGGTATACTAAGGGTCTGGCTCGCGCTATGGCTTACACTAAGCAAGTTAAAGGTGCAGCTGTATTGAACAATGGCTTTAACTCACTATTTACCTACGGTGACGGCCAGCCTCTGTTCTCTACTGCCCATCCTTTGATTTCGGGTGGCGTAAATGCAAACACCCCCTCAACCCCCGCTGACTTGAATGAAACCGCATTGGAAAATGCTGTGATTCAAATCGCTGCGTGGACTGATGAGCGTGGTCTGTTGATCGCCGCTAAACCTAAGAAATTGATTGTTCCTCCCGCGCTTCAGTTTGTGGCAACTCGTTTGCTAGAAACCGAACTCCGCGTTGGTACGAATAACAACGACATTAACGCTATCAAGAACAATGGTTCTGTACCGGAAGGCTACACAATCAATCACTTCTTGACCGCTACTAATGCGTGGTTCTTAACACCGGACGTACCTAACGGCATGAAAATGTTTGTTCGTACCCCGTTGCAGAACTCAATGGACGGTGATTTTGATACCGGTAACGTGCGTTACAAATCACGCGAACGTTATAGTTTTGGTGTATCTGATCCTCTAGGCGTGTACGGTTCGTACTAAGAAACGGCTACGTAAAGGACAGTTGACTAGAGTCCTACTAACCCCACCCTAAAAAGTGGGGTTTTTTATTAAAATAGTTGCATTTGTTTTTGTTTAGTGTATATTTAGCATATCTGGGTGATGAACCATACCGGACTGCCCCAGCAGACGATGCAACGATTGGTATGGTTACTTTTGCATAAGGAATTATCATGGCTCGTAGTACATTTGAAGGCCCGATATTATCGGGAGACAATCGTTTTGGACCCTTGCGTAACGTAGGTTATTCTCAATTAGTTCAGAACGTAGATTTAGATATTTCAAACTCAGTAGTAGGAACCTCTACTTATAGTGGAAGTTCTGGGCAGTTTGTTAGTTCAAACAATATCCCTAACTTAAACGGTACGGTGTATGTTCCGTCGGCTACCGCTACTCCTGTAGCTCAAGCTATCCCTGCTGATACAACTACCAACATTTATCGTGGCGCGGTGTTTTATCTGCCTACCGGCTGTGATGTTGATGATGTGTTCTTTGACATTGCTACGGCATTTTCTGTATCAGGCGGAACGGCTGTATTAACTTCAGTCCAGTTTCTTCTTGGTAACAACTACACTGCTGCTGCCGGAACCGCTAGTTACTTCCAAACCGCTGCGCTTACTTCAAACGCAGTAGGCCGTCAGTCGTTAGCTACGTTTACAAGCGCCCAGATTCTTAACCAAACCGCTACATCTACCGACATTTATCAGGGCGGAACTCAGCCTAACTTGTCACAAGTTGTGTGTACAATTGCGTTAGTAGGTACGGCTTTAACCTCAGCTACTTCATTAGCCGGTCAAGTTAACGTAACGGTACGTTATAGCCAGCCCGATAATAACATCGGTAACTTGACTACTTATCCTTACGGCAACTTCGATTAATCTCGGGGGGCTTCGGCCCCTAAACATCTAGGAGATTAACATGATGCAAACGGACGTAAGTAGCAAACACCTAAGTGCGGCTGGAGTTATTGTTAGTGGGCGAAACCGTCTAAAAGGTTTTGTGGTAGCGCCCCCTGCAAGCACTCTTACCACTTTTGAGTTTCGGGATGGTAGTGCTACTGGAACCATTCTTTTTCAAATGGATATTCCTTCCAACTCAAACCCTAATTCTTATTATATTAATGTCCCGGGCGAAGGTATTTTGTTTACCACGGGCATTTATTTAACAATAAGCGCAGGGTCTGTAACAGGTATTACCGCATTCTATGGCTAAGTCACCTGCGTGGCAGCGCAAAGAAGGAAAGAATCCCAATGGCGGTTTAAACGCTAAAGGAAGAGCGTCTGCAAAAAAAGAGGGGCATAACCTTAAGCCTCCACAGCCTGAAGGTGGGTCAAGGCGTGACTCTTTTTGCGCTCGCATGGAAGGTATGAAGAAAAAATTAACTAGCTCAAAGACTGCTCATGATCCTAATAGCCGTATAAACAAAAGTCTTAGAGCTTGGAATTGTTAAGGAAAAAAAATGCCAGATAATAAACAGATGGATGAAATACGTGAACGTGCCACTGAAGCCTCTGATGAAAGTCACGGTTTTTTAAGTAAAATATCTCCAACTTATAAAGCTGGCGCAGATAAAGATTTTAACCGTGCAATAAAAGACTTTAAGAAAATACCGCAAGAAACAAGAGATCAAGCTGCATATAATCAAAATGGGCATAAAAAAGGCGGCGCTATTAAATCAAAAGTGCGCGGTCATGGCATTGAGTCTCGTGGTAAAACTAAAGGTCGGTTTGTATAATGCCTTCCACGTCAGCAAAGCAACATAGATTTATGGAAGCAATTGCCCATAACAAGGCGTTTGCGAAAAAAACAAGGTTTCCGCAGTCAATTTGAAAAAATTTTTTCAAACGCCGATAAAGGCAAAACTTTTAGCAAAGGTGGTGAAATGAGACCTAAAAAACAAGCAATGAAACCCCGAGTTGACCCAATGGTTTTAGCGGCAATGATGCGTGGTGGTGCGGGTGGTCCTCCCCCCGGTGCTGCTCAAGCTCCTATGCCAATGGCTCCTCCTAGTCCTCCTATGGCTCCACCAATGGGCGCTCCAGCAGGTGCGCCTCCCGGAATGAAGCATGGTGGCTTGTCTAAAGAACATCATAGACATTTAGCTGAACATCATCTGTCTATGGCAGAGCATCATCATGCTATGCATTCAAAGGGCGGTAAAGTTAAAAAGATGGCTAAAGGTGGTATTGCTGAAGACCCTGCAATTGAACGCGGAGAGCGTCATTTGAAGCATGGTGAACATGCTGTTCAAGAACGTGGTCGTACCAAAGCCCGTGAGTTTAAAATGCCCGGGGGTTCTACTACTGGAATGAAGCGTGGTGGAATGCCCCGTTTTGCAGAAGGTGGTAGTGTTCATAACCGCGCAGATGGAATTGCTAAAAAAGGATTTACACGCGGTAAATATTGTTAAGGAAAAACCATGAAAAATTATGAAGATATTGGTAACGACCACAAAGGTTTTAAACATATTGTTGATGACATGAAACAACATCATGAGGGTAGTTATGTTCATCATCACAATGAATACGGCAAACATGCCGCAAGTTTTATGAAAGAACATGAAAAAGTAGCAAAACTCTGTGGTGGCGGTAAGGCATGATGGCATCCCGTGGGATGGGAGCAGTTAGCCCATCCAAAATGCCAACTAAAAAAGTCATTCAAAGAAACGATGACCCAAACGCTGTTGACATGTATAAAAAAGGCGGGAAAGTTGGTCTTTACGAAAACATTCATGCGAAACAAAAACGCATAGCTAATGGTTCTAAAGAAAAAATGCGTAAACCCGGAAGTAAGGGAGCTCCAACTAAGCAAGCATTTATTAATTCTGCAAAAACTGCTAAGTGAGGCCAACATGAGTTACAAACACGTAAAATGTGCAATCAATAAAAATGGCTCATGCACTTGTGGTTATGAAGAATGGGTAGATGAATTGCGCGCAGATAAAAATGCTGAAATTCAAAAAGAAATACATTACGAAGAAGAATTTGGATAATGGCAACATCAGGCTCATCAAATGTAACCTTAAACCTCAATGAGATAATCGAAGAATCTTTTGAGCGTTGTGGAAAAGAACTGCGTAGTGGTTATGACTTTAGAACCGCTAGACGCAGTATTAACTTGCTTACAATTGAATGGGCCAATAGAGGTATAAATCTGTGGACGGTTGAAGAAGGGCAGATTGTTATGGCTACAGGGCAAGGAGTTTACGCCCTGCCAACAGACACAATTGACCTGTTAGATCAGGTTATTCGTCAAAATGCTGCCTCCTTAAACCAGCAAGACATCAATATTAGTCGTATTTCTGAGTCTACTTATTCGACAATTCCAAACAAATTGACGCAAGGTAGGCCAATTCAAGTATGGATTAACCGTCAATCCGGCATGCAAAATGCCAGTTCTGATGTAGTTTCAGCTACGGTATATCCTACAGACACAACAATTACTCTTAATTCCACAGCGGATTTAGGAACAACTGGGTTTATACAGATAGATAGTGAGATTATTGCCTATCCCAATGTATCTGGTAACCAGTTACTTAACTGTGCTCGCGGCCAAAACGGAACAACTGCTGCTCAACATAATGTAAGCGCAGCTGTAACAGTGTTAAATTTGCCATGCATTAACGTCTGGCCTACGCCTAATTCACCCGGAAATCAGTATACTTTTGTGTATTGGCGTTTACGTAGAATGCAAAATGCTGGAACTGGTATAAATGATCAAGACATACCTTTCAGGCTTGTTCCAGCAATGGTAGCGGGGCTGGCTTATTATTTGAGTATGAAGCTGTCAGATGTGGATCCTAATCGCGCTGCGGCTCTTAAAGCGGATTATGAGCAGCAATTTGATTTAGCCGCACAGGAGGATCGTGAAAAAGCTCCTTTGCGGATAGTTCCTAGAAATACGTTTTATTACAGATAATGCCCAATAGATTTGCGTCAGGAAAACATGCAATTGCGGAGTGCGATAGATGCGCTCAAAGATACATGCTTAGTGAATTAAAGATAGAGATATTAAAGACTAAACCTTATAATATTAAAGTTTGCAAAGAATGTTGGGATCCGGACCAGCCCCAGTTATCATTAGGTTTGTATCCTGTTGATGATCCACAAGCAGTAAGAGAACCTAGACCTGATGTAAGTTATCAAGTATCTGGTACAAGTGGCTTACAAATAATGCCAAATGGTACTGGGATACAAGGATTTGGAACATCGGAAGGTGGTAGTAGAGTTATACAGTGGGGTTGGGCACCAGTTGGTGGTTCACGAGCAAATGATGCGGGGCTTACCCCAAATGATTTATACATAAAGATTAGTACGGGCACTGTAACTATAGCAACCACATAGAGGTTAAAATGGATAAGAAAACTGTTAAAAGTATTGCTGATGTAGAGGCCAAAAAAGAAGTTAAGGGTCACGAAAAGAAGATGCACGGTATGAAAAAAGGTGGCGTTACTTCAGCATCAATGAAGGCTATGGGCCGTAATATGGCTCGTGCCGCTAACCAACGGGGTAAATAATGGCTAAGCAAATTGCACCTACGACTAAGAATAGTCCCCCTATTGCGCGTCCATCATCTATTAATAATGGGCCTGCATCTGAATACGCAACTCATATGAAGCTGCAAACTAAGTCCCGTGACGAAGCTGACGCACATGCTGAGTATGCTACGCATAAAGCTGCGCGTGATGTCAATATCAATGACCCTATACCTAACGGTGTAAGTTATGGTACTTCCCGTGAAGTGGAGACAGCCGGTATTGAAATGCGTGGAGCAGGTGCCGCTACTAAAGGGCGTATGTCTCGTGGGCCTATGGCTTAAGGGTTAGATATGAACTACGCACAGCTTAACGCAGCAATTCAACAGTATACAAGCAATACGGAGACATCTTTTGTCGCCAATATACCGTTATTTCTTGAGCAAGCTGAACAGCGTATTTATAACACTATTCAATTTCCTTCATTGCGGAAGAACGTGTTAGGTATTACAACAAGTTCTAATAAGTATTTATCTTGTCCTGATGATTTTCTTGCCGTTTATTCAATGGCGGTTATTCAAAACTATGGGCAAGCTACCGAAAATTACACTTACTTATTAAATAAAGATGTTAACTTCATTCGTGAGTCTTACCCTAATAGTCAAAGCATTGGCTTACCGGCGTATTATGCGTTATTTGGCCCAACAATTGTTAATGCATCAGTCACTAACGAACTTTCCTTCATCCTCGGACCTACCCCGGATGCCCAATATAACGTAGAACTTCACTACTATTACTATCCTGTATCTATTGGCGATACCGTAAATAACCCTTCCGGCACTACGTGGCTAGGTGATAACTTCGATACGGTATTGCTCTATGGTGCTTTAGTGGAAGCCTACACGTATATGAAGGGCGAAGAGGACATGATGAAATTGTATGATGGCAAATATAAAGAAGCTCTCATGTTAGCCAAACGTTTAGGCGATGGCATGGAACGTGGCGATGCTTACAGAGATGGCCAGTACAAACAGAAGGTAACCTAATGGCTTTTACTGGAAACTACACTTGCAATACGTTTTTAACCGGGTTACCTAGCGGTACTTTTAACTTTAATACCGGCACGAGCAATGTATTTAAAATTGCTTTGTATACCAATGCAGCCGCGCTAACTAATACTACTACTGGCTATACAAGTTCAGGTGAAACGTCAGGTGGTAACTACGTAGCAGGAGGTCAGATTTTAGTTGTTAGTCAGATTCCTGTTGTTACCAACAATGCACAACCTGCGTTCTTTTCTTTCACTAATGCTGCGTGGACGGGTTCTATTACGGCTCGTGGGGCGTTGATATACAAGTATGATGGGATAACTAATCCTGCAATGATAGTGTTAGATTTTGGTTCGGATAAAACTTCTGCCGCTACATTTACGGTTCAGTTCCCAACAGCAAATAATTCATCAGCTATTATTAGGATTGGATATTAATATGATAGTTACTACGACTAAAGGCGATATGGATGACTCTTTGTTACAGCAAAAAACAGGAGTTATTGATAACGATAATGAACATACAGAATGGACCGAATATTGGTTAGCAGATGAACTTGTACACCGTTCTGTACATGTGGTTTTAAAATCAAATGTAATCGCCGAAGGCGTTGCGGCAATGTTAGGTTAAAGGAGATTTAAGATGGCAAACACTCAAGCAATGTGCACTTCGTTTAAACAAGACATATTAAACGGATATACAGCATTAGGAACTACAGTAACGCGCGGCGTAACTACAGCGGATACAATTAAAGCTGCTTTGTATTTAACGTCTGCTACTATTAACGCTGCAACAACTGCTTATACCTCTTCCGGTGAAGTTAGTG